CTAAAAAGTAGGTTTTTTCTTCACCCTGCTCAGGGGGTTTGCCTTTGCGGCCAGACGCAGTTCTGTGCTGTCGATATGCGTATAGATCTGTGTCGTGTTCAGATGCTCATGCCCCAGTACCTCTTGCAGTGTGCGCACGTCCACGCCGTTAGACAGCATCAGCGTCGCCGCCGTGTGGCGCAGTTTGTGCGTCGAATACCGGTTGGGGTCAAGTCCCGCGTTCAGAAGGTGTTTCTTGACCAGCGCGTGGACGGTGTTGGGGTGCATCCGCTTGTTTTGCCCGGATAAGAACAGCGCCTTCTCATCGGTATCCTTTGGGCGTTTTTCCTTCCATCCATCCAGAGCTTCGCGGCAGGCGTCGTTTAGGTAGAGTTCGCGTTCCTTGCCGCCCTTGCCGAAAACGCGGATCTTTTCCCCGACCGCGTCGGTGACGTTGAGTCCCGCCAGTTCGGAACGCCGCAGCCCGCAGTTGAGAAAGAGCGTCAGGATCGCGTAGTCGCGTTCCGCGTGGCGTCCTTTGACCGATTGCAGCAGCGCGAGGCTCTCCTGTAATGTCATGTAGCGGGGAAGTTTTTTGATTTTTTTTGGTGATTCAAGGTCTGATACAGGATTATCATCAATGATATGAAACTTTTTTAGATACTTATAGAATGACCGTATCGACACGACTTTCCGTGCCCGCGCCGACGCCGTCAGACCGTAGTCGGTGTGCGGACTGTTTTGCTGTTTGGGGCGCTCCCGGCTGAGATAGCGCATGAAATCATAAACCTCGTTGAGTGTGACCGATTGCATAAACGCCTTATCCACTTTCAATATGGATATTTCCTCCAGCGGCACGGCGTTGGAGGCGCCGCCGCGTTTTTTGACCAAAAACCGAAAAAAAAGCCGTAAATCAAGAAAATACTCGTCGACGGTTTTGTCGGAATGTCCGGCAATTGTCTCATGATACGACAAATAATCCCGCAAGATAGCAGGCGCCTGCATCAACTCATCTCGTTTCATCGGTTACGCGCCTCCAGATCGAGCAGAAACCGCTTGCGTTCCAAGCCGCCGCCGTATCCGGTCAGCGAGCCGTCCGCGCCGACGACACGGTGGCACGGGATCAGGATATTGACACGGTTTTTGCCGTTGGCTTGACCGACAGCGATTGGCGCGGAACCGACCGTCTTTGCGATATGCTGATAGGAAACGATTTCGCCGTAAGGGATCCCGCGTAGCGCGTACCAGACCTTGAGCCGATGTGGCGTGCCGGACAGTTCGACCGGAAGATCAAATTGCCGCCGCATCCCGGCGAAGTATTCATGCAGCTGTTCACGCAATCGTGTCAAGACGGGATTGAACCCATCGACAACATGCGGGCTGGACAGAACCGCGTCCGGCGTGTACAATAAGAGTATGACGGCGCTGTCGGTCGCGGCGCAAGTCAGGTCGCCAAGCGGTGACGGTATCGCGGCACGGTAGATCGTTTTAGAGCCCATTTTTCATCATCTTTTATATTTAGCAGTATTTTTTGTACAAAATTATTATTTTGTACAAAAAGCTGTAAGTAATTACCTACTCGCAAATTACACCGCTTACAAAAGATACGCCTCCCTTCCAACGTCCCGATTATACCACAGGCGGCCGCGCTTGTCTATTCCTTGCTCTGCCGCCAGAGATCATAAATCATCTGTGAGACGCTGGGACGCTTCGTGATGCGGTCCCGTCTGACATACCAGACTTTCCGGACGTACCGGCTCTCGAATTGGTCGCAGTGAAGGATCGTACCGTGGCGCAGCTGAAGGCAAGCCGAGCATTTATCCGAATGCGTCCGGTACCGGCACCGGGCCATATTGCAGACACGGCAAATACAGGCATAGCAAGCGCCACACCAACTCATTCGGTGTTTATCGTTACCCAGTGGATTCATACTCGAAGCAACTGAGCGTCGATCAAACCGTCTATATACTCGGTCACATCGCCCGGAGGCAAACATAGTTGTCCCGCAGCGTGCGTTATTTTATAATCGTCCAATGAGTATTTTGAACTCTTAAAATCCGCGAGCATTACCTCATGACGCTTAGAAAATCTCTTTTCTCCGGTTTCAAAAAGAGTCCTTACAAACTGTGAACCGTAAGCCTTTACACATGTATAAAGAGAAGCCGAAGCCTGATCCAGCAAAAACCTTTTCGAACGGTCCATACTCATTTTCGGCTTTTCCTTCAGCATGATCTTGACACGGTCCAACGTGCCGAGGAACCGGGACCACCAATCGGAAACATCGCAACGACTGATATTGCTGTCTGTTAGTTCTATGTACTGAATTGTGTCCATGATGATCTTCGCCAGAATCGCGCCGGGTTCATAGTCATGCTCTACCAACAACTGTAAAAAACCAGAGGCGTGGTCATTACGAAGCCGTATCTCTACACGGATCCAATGGCCTTCGACTTCTTGCTCAACAGCCTTATCATAGACACATATTGATTTTTCAGCGTAACGGGAACCGACATATACCGCACGTCCAAACCTTGCTTTACGGCTTTTTTGACTTCCACACGCATTGATAAACGCTAGAGTAGATCGAAAGTGCCTGTCCTCGGTGGCGTCGCGGATGACTCTCATATTCAAGATACCGGAACGATCGTCAGCGGCAGCATCAACCTTTGTGATATTGACTTTACCTTCTATATGCAGCTTCACAATCCGCCTGACTAAACTCATCATAGTATGATGCGTTTCATAGACGTGACAAGCATTACCGCTCATACTTACCAGACAGCCCATACCCAGCTGATGCCCATCATAATAAATACGGATGCCCTCATAAATATAAGTCATACGATAACAATACTTTCCATGCTGCTCCAATCGGAAACACCCGAAGGGAATCCGAAGTATCTCTTCACAGATACGCCGCACATCTTCCGGCCCGGATGAATGAAACCCGTATTCATCATACTGCGGTTCACACCGGACCGAAAAATTCAACCAATGCAGCAACATAGAGACAAAACCGTGATTAGACATAAAATAACCTCCTTGTCATGAAAACCCCCCTACTTAGCTATTGGGGGTTCACGGCGGCGTACCGCTGATTTGAAAATCTAACTCGTTTTAAGCAGACGGTCGGCGCTGATCGGCGCGCAGCTCAACGAAGATGAGTTACGGAAGGGGTACGCCGCGCCCATATAAATATGGGGCGCCGGCGAACCCTACTCCCCTTCTTTCTTAGAAACGTTCTTCGCCCTCCGAAGCGTATCAAAGAGGTCAAACGTCGAAGGCAGAAAATAGATCGCCTCAATTCCCGAAAACTTCTCGGTATCCGTCAGAGTCTGCCCGCCAGTCTCGGGATCAACAGCCAGAACTATGGCATGTCTGTACCGCATCACAATGCCAAAACAAAGGAAACGCCTTGCGACACAGATAAAATCCGTCAGGACACGGATTTTCTTGTCTATATCCATACTCTGAGACGTAGCGATGATCTTCAGCTTGTTTTTCCGCTGGTATTTATAGAACTCGTTGCAGTCGGATTCAAACTGCCTAAAAGCCCGGTTATCATGGATCAGGCCAATCTCGTCTATCAAAAGCAAGCTGCCCTGCGGGTACGTTTGGTTCCAATACTGATTCGGCAGCTCCAGCCCTATACCACAATTGCTGTACACCTTGCCTTTTTTCTTTTTCATATAATCATTACACAGCCTTGCCAGATAAGCCGTCTTGCCGCTACCCTTCGCGCCTACAATCACATACAGCTTATACGGATTCTTCATCCGAATGGTTATGGCAATGGCTGAAAACAAAAGGGCGAGTATCGAACCGAATAAAAAGAACAAGGCTTTCATACTGATCTTCCTTTCCTCATAAAGAAACGCGCCCCCGAACTTTCGCCCGAGGGCGCACCATCTCCCCTAAAGACCGGGGATGAAGCGCTTGACAATCCCGATCACAACGCCGGCGACCGCGATTAAAACCGCGATCAGGATCATCGGATTCGCCGTGATGAAGGTCACGACGTCGCCCATCAGCGAAATGAGCGTTGAAAAAAAGTCACTCAACGTAGACAAGAATCCAGCCATTTTCTCACCTCCTCAATATCAATTTAACCACAAGGCCTATTATGCCGACACTCGCCATAGTAAGCCAATAGTCACTGTATTCCAGCAGCCCGCGCAACACATCCCACAATGCTTGCAGCATATCAACGGCCCCTCTTCCATACGGTAACAAGCTTCGTTACCACCACGCAGACAGAATACGTCAGCAGCAGGATCACGCCGAGCCGGGTAATCTCTCCCCAATTGGTAACGACATCTACCTGCACCGTCGTAATGTCCTCAACAGTCACCGCGCCGGAAATCATGTTTTGCGTTTCCCGGTGAGTAGTGATCTCCGTCTCGATCACATTCGGCTCGTAAGTAAAATCCCAGAAATTCATCCCATCACCTTTATTTCGTAGTAGCTTTTACAACGATCTTGATCGCAACGCCGATCAGCGCGAGCAAAGCCAGCATACCAATGCTGATACCGCCGACAGTGATCCCAAACAAGTCGTTGATCCAGCCCACCAGATGAGCAAGAACGTCAAAAATCACCACGGCAACCAATCCTTTACCAGTTTATAAAGACCCAGCGCGAACAGCAGCACCCCAAGCACTACAATCGGAATCAGCCAAGGAACGGATGATATGATCTCCCAGATATTCATTTAATGTTTCCCCTTTCCTATCACCCCCGCTACCACCGCGGCGATGATAATAATAAGAATCCCTACGCCCAAATATGGCCCTGTGAACAATTGCGCCACCGCCACGAGTAACATCAAGGCCCCAGTCCCCTCCTCACCCAGTTCCACCGGACCGACAACTTCTTTGATATTAGCCACGCCGTTTTTATCCCGCCCCTCCAGCATAGTATCCAGTTCATTTTCCAGAGGGTGCCGTGATGGAGACGGCGGCGGCGGTTCCGGTGATGGGCCGGGCGGCGGACTCGGCGGCGGTTCCGCATCCTCTATCGCCTCCTCGTAAATCGTCCATGGTTTGAAATCATAGAATCCCGCCGCTTGCTCAATGGCATCGAAGAACAGCGCTTCCGGATGGGCCAATCCGTTAAAATAAACCGCTTCGCCCCGGTCAAGGCTGCCGATGCCACGGAAGAGCGCCAGTCTCAACTCGCTGAAAGCATTCAAAGGGACGGCACTGTATACGCTTAACGTGTTACCTTCGATAGCCAGCAGGAGATCATCCCTATCTATGTGCGCCACGTAATACGGCATATTCCCGATCCAGCCGTTATCGCCGATCAACACAGGCCGCTTACTTAACACCAGATACTTATCCGCAAAGTAATAATAAGGATAGGTATCGCCGTATTCGATAGCTAAGGTCCAAGCGATAATCGCGTCCCGGGTGAAACCCGGCATATCGCTAATGTCATATTGCGTCAGCCTGTAAGATTCTTCGGTTATGTATTCCTCTATGGTGAAGTCGTAGTTACGAACATCTAAACCGGGATACAATAGATTGCCTCTGTAATCAAATATATCAATCGTCGTATAAATGACAGTATAATTTAATGCAGGCGAAAGAGTATCAGCTATACGAAAACCTTGCCCACTTAACGTAGTGTGATATTCCCAGTAAAAATTGTTCGGCATTAATTTATAAGAAGGACCAAACATCAAAACCACTCCAGCTGAATTCGTACGAGCTTCATCTCTATCCGTTAAAATCAAATAATATTCTTGTTGTTCGGTTGGCCTTTGCACCAATACAAAATTCTTAAAGCCATGAGATTGATCGCCATAAATCCCAAACGTACCGTCTGAATTCTGAAACGGCGGAAAGACTGTTAAATCTATCGCATACACCGCCAGCCCCATATACGGCAACAAAACCACCGCGCACAGCGCCAGCGCGGCAATCCTGATTATTCGTTTCCTCATAGGACGCTCCCCTTCCGATGAAGGGACAGACGGTCGGCGCCGCCTGTCCCTGATTGCTTTATTCCTCGTAAGCAAAACTCAAACGGCCTTTCACGCTGCGCTCCACTTCCACTACCTCACCGACAGAGTAATCCGGAGCCGCCGTATTTTCGAAGTTCTCATCCCAACCGATCTTCTCCGCTTGCTGGCCTTCCGTTCCTCTCGCCTTAAAGCCGACCCAATACTGGGTCTTCTTTACCGGCTCGCCGTCTCTGCCTACAAAATCCAATTTACGGATTCCGAGTATCGTCCCTTTCATGGCTTGTCCTCCTTTCTTCCGTCTTTGGGTCCCAGCGGCGTCCGATCAGACGGCGTCACCTCCTTCGCGTTTTTATGTAGGACCGGATATCTAAGACTAGGTAGCAAACTATCGCCGAGGATCCTAGCGCCGATATTAGCGCGAGCAGCAGTTCAATCATGAGGAGCTGCCTCCTTATTGAATCTCGGAGATTGCTCCTTTCCTTTCCCGCGCTTCTTTCTCCAAAACCTTGCGATTGCTTCGAATGTTCCTAATAAGATACCAACGACAAAAGCCGATACAAAACCTACAATCATTCCTACGTAAACTGACAAAGCCGGTATTAACCATAAAATTTCATTCATTACCTCTAAGTGTTCGGTCAAGTCTGCAATCAT